GAAAATGAAGTACAAATACCTCAACAGACGGAAGCAGCGCCTGTCCGTGACCAAAAAGCGGCAGCTTGGCAAGAGCGTAACTCTTGGTTTGGTCAAGATGACGAGATGACAAGCTTAGCTCTAGGGCTACACGAAAAGCTTGTCAAAGAAAACGGACTAGCTTATGCGACGACTGATGAATATTACAAGCGCATAGATGAAACTATGCGTAGGCGTTTTCCTGAGAACTTTCAGGAAGAAAAAGTAGACGATGAGAAGGTCACGCCTCGGCAAAAACCGAGTACAGTGGTTGCACCTGCGAGTAGGAGTACATCTTCGAAAAAGATACGCTTGAATACGTCACAGTTATCTATAGCGAAGAAGTTAGGACTAACCCCAGAGCAATACGCTCGTGAACTTATGAAAATGGAGGCCTAATATGGCTAACAACAGAATTACACGTGAAGTTGATACCCGTGCAGCAAGTGAACGTCCTAAGCAGTGGGCGCCAGCTGAGTTGCTCCCTGAGCCAGTAAAACAGCCAGGTTATGCGTATCGTTGGATTCGTACTTCGACTTTGAATCAGGCGGATCCCCGCAATCTTTCGGGAAAACTGAGAGAAGGTTGGGAACCTGTGAGGGTTGAAGAACAACCAGAAATGCAACTGCTAATCGATCCCAATAGTCGATATAAAGACAATATTGAGATTGGTGGGTTATTGCTCTGCAAGACTCCAGAAGAGTTCGTTGACCAGCGTAATGCACATTATGCTAGACAAAGTGAGGCTCAGACAGAGGCGGTGGACAATAACTTTATGCGCCAGAGCGACGCAAGGATGCCTCTCTTCACGGAGAAGAAATCTACGACTAGCTTTGGTAAAGGTTAATTTTTAATTTAGGAGTTCTAAATGGCTTATCCTACCGTAAGTGGACCTTATGGGTTCAGACCGATCAATTTGATCGGTGGTCAGGTATTCGCTGGTGCAACTCGTCAAATTCCCATCGCTTCAGGTTCTGGCACTTCCATATTTTATGGTGATGTCGTGCGTCTGAACACAGGTGGTACTTTGAGCCGTGTTTCTACCACTGATTCTGCGACCGATGCTGTTGGTATTTTCTTGGGTTGCTCTTTCACTAACCCAACTACCAAGCAGCCACTTCAGCAACAATACTATCCTGCTGGCACTGTTGCCTCGGATATCGTTGCTTATGTTTGTGACGATCCTGACACTCTCTTTAAAGTGGCAGTTCTTTCGTCTAGCACCGCTATTGGCGGTTTGACCCAGACTGATGTAGGGAACAACGTTTCTTTCTACACCACCGCTGGTACAACCACCTCTGGTGATTCAAACGAAGGTATTTATAACAGTACCAACACATCAACAACCACTCTTCCATTCCGTATTATTGCGGGTGTGCCAGAGACTGTTAATGCGTCTGGATCTTTCACTGAGGTAATCGTCAAGTTCAACTTTGGCGTACATACCTATTACAGTGCAACCCCTGTAGCAACCGCAGCATAAGGAGCATATAAATGGCTATTTCACGCGCACAACTACTGAAAGAGCTGCTCCCAGGCTTGAACGCATTGTTCGGTCTTGAGTATGCTCGCTACGGTGAAGAACACAAAGAGATCTATGAAACTGAGACCTCTGAGCGTTCTTTCGAAGAAGAAACCAAATTGTCTGGATTCTCTGCTGCACCAGTCAAGAACGAAGGCTCTGCCATCGCTTACGACAATGCACAAGAGGCATTCACGGCTCGCTATAACCATGAGACCATTGCTCTCGGCTTCTCCCTAACGGAAGAGGCAATCGAGGACAACTTGTATGACAGCTTATCGGCTCGTTATACCAAGGCTTTGGCTCGTGCTATGGCTTATACCAAGCAGGTTAAAGCTGCTGCTGTATTGAACAACGGTTTCACCAACTCTGCCCAATATTACGGCGGTGACGGTGTACCTCTGTTCTCTACCCAGCATCCTTTGGTTTCTGGTGGCACCAACAGCAACACCCAATCAACCGCTGCTGACTTGAATGAGACTTCGTTGGAAAACGCAGTTATTCAGATTAGCTTGTGGACTGATGAACGTGATCTGTTGATCGCTGCTCGTCCTAAGAAATTGATCGTTCCTCCACAACTCCAGTTCGTTGCGACTCGTTTGCTCGAAACTCAGTTGCGTGTTGGTACGACCGATAACGACATCAACGCTTTAGTAAACAATGGCTCGATCCCAGAGGGTTATGCAATTAACCACTTCTTGACCGATCCAAATGCTTACTTCCTAACCACCGACGTTCCAAACGGTATGAAGCACTTTGTTCGTACCCCATTGGCTCAGTCGATGGATGGCGATTTCGATACTGGTAACGTACGTTACAAGGCTCGTGAGCGTTACAGCTTCGGCTGGTCTGATCCTCTCGGTATGTGGGGTTCACAAGGCGCTTAATTGTGCTAAAAAGGGGGGCCAAAAACTCCCCTTTTTTATTTTGTTTGTAGTAAGATGCTTTTAAGTCTAGGACTAATTTGTCCATATCAGCCCGCCTAGGGGACGATGCACCGATGATATGGGGTTATGTGCATATAAGGAGAACCTCATGGGTTTCGCTACACACCTAGGTCCTTGGTTATTAGGGACTGTTAAAAACACCACTGGCACTACTGCTGGTACTATCCGCAACACTGGCTGCACCGTTGTTTCTCAATCTGCTAACGTAGTTTTCGGTACTTTGACTGGTAATTTAGTTACTGTTCCTGCTGGCGCACAAATTGTTGACATCAAGGTTGTGACCACGACCGTATTTAGTGCGGCTACTACTTGCAAATTAAGCATTGGTGGTACTGATTTCACTACTACTGGTACGATTACTAGCGTTGGCAGCGCAACTTTAGGCGCAAATGCAACCACTCCAGGTGGCTGGTTAAATGTTGGCTCTACTGATGCCACGATTACCTACACATTGGCTGGTACAAGTTTAACG